TACCCGTCAAAAAAGTAGGGGTAGGGGGAAAAGTCTCCTGAGGGTTACAATAGGCAACTATGGCAACCCTAAATTCGTACATCACAGACGTTCGCAGGCTTCTACACGATGCCAATGCGAACTTTTGGTCTAACGATGAGATTACGGATTACGTCAACAATGCGCGTGAAAGGGTAGTACGGGACACAGGTTGCCTGCGTACCCTGCAAATATCCGCTACACCACTCGCTCCAGACGGAACAGCCGCAACTATCTGGTCTGCTGGACTTGTTGTCACCGCAGGACAGTACATATTCTCAAATATCTTTATCTACCAAGTCACGGTAGGTGGGACGCTGGGAACTACATCTCCTCCGTACCCAACATCTGGGACCAATTTCCCTCCGTCAACCGTTTTTACTAACGGCACAGCAACCTTGCTGTACGTTCAGAATGCAGAAATTATCCCGTTTTCGTCGCTACCTAATGGTTCGCAGACTCTGGATGTACTCAATCTGACAATCTATTGGGGTAATTCTAGGATTCCCCTGCGTTACCTGCCCTGGACAAACTTCAACGCCCAGTTGCGTTACTGGCAGAACTACGTTGGACGGCCTGTGTGCTTCTCAACGTATGGTCAATCGCAAATTTACATCTCACCGATCCCTGACCAGTCCTATAGCATGGAAGTGGATACGGTCATTTTGCCTTCTCCGCTGGTTTTGACCAATCCTACGGTCAATGACGCCATTAACGACCCTTACACCGTTCCTGTGGCGTTCTACGCGGCCTACAAGGCAAAGTACAAAGAACAGAGTTACGGAGAATCTGAGATTTTCCTTCAGCAGTACAACCGTCAAGTGCAGAGCGTGTTGAATTCAGTCTTCACGCGCAGAATTCCGGACCCGTATAGCAGTCCTTACTAACATGGCATCCCAAGAACAGCAAAAAAAATACACTGTTCTGAAGACGTTCGGGGGGATTAACACCAAAGCCAACCGGACAGCCATCAAGGACAGTGAATTCTCGTGGTTGGAAAACGCCATGCCGATTGGCGACTCCAACATCAAGATTGTTCCTGCTCAAGAAGCTGTTAGAGACAGCACAGGCAATGTTGTTGTCTTTTCAAACACCACTTCTTACCTAACGTCTACAAATATCAATGTATCTGACTACATAGTCAGCTTTGAGATAGACGGTAGAGCGCAAGCGTTCAATCTGACGAGCAATGTAACCAGTAATGTGGCCGTTTCAGGCACATTTAGCAATGCCAACGTCAGTTCTGCACAGTGGAAGAACGAAAGACTGATCATTGCCGACACAGACAAAGGTTTGTCGAGCTGGAACGGCGCTAACGTAGTTTCTATAGGGTCTGTTGGCCTGATAGCAGTATCAAACCCAGGCTCTGGCTACACTTCTGCGCCAAATGTGGTCATCAGCGCACCCAATGATGCTAACGGGGTGCAAGCAGTAGCGACGGCAACGATTGTTACCGGATCTGGTGGTATCAGATCTGTCTATGTGACTTCAGGCGGCTCTGGATACACGGCTGTGCCAGATGTAACCATCGGCGCACCAAACATTACGGGTGGAACCCAGGCTACGGCAGTTGCAAGCATTAGCGCCGGGGCTGTCGTCTCAATCGCAGTTGTTGAAGCAGGGTCTGGATACACTTCTATCCCTACTGTTACCTTCTCTAGCGGTTCTGCTGCCGCTACAGCAGTCATTTCTACTGGTGGAGTAAGCACTGTATCTCTGACTAACGCTGGTAGCGGCTATACGTCATCTCCAACCATCACGTTTTCAGGTGGTGGAGGCTCTGGTGCTAATGCCATAGCTCAGATCGTTACATTCAGGACCGGCACAGTCAGCATCCTGCTCAACAACGGTGGATCTGGCTATACGTCAGCGCCAACGGTAGCTATCGGCGGTGCTAACACTACTCCTGCTACTGCTACAGCCATTGTTCTAGGAAACACAGTCTCTCAGATCGTGATGACCAACCCTGGCGCTGGGTACACAACTGCAAACGTAACTCTTTCCGGTGGTGGGTTCACGACCGCTGCCAACGTCACCGCAGTTGTAAACACAGATCAGGTGGTTTCCGTAGCCACATTCTCTGGCAGAACTTGGGTGGCCGCTGGACGCACTGTCTACTACTCAGCAGCAGACTCTTACAGCGATTTCACCAGTGTCTCCGCTGGGTCTCTGACCATTTCAGACTCGACTCTGCACGGCAACATTAAAGCTCTTCTGTCTGCCAACAATTTCTTGTACATCTTTGGCGAGACAAGCATCAACGTCTTCTCTGACGTTCGTGTTGACACCAACGGTCAAACTTTATTTACCAACACCAACGTATCTGCAAGCGTAGGAACCAAGCGTATCTACGCTATCTACCCGTTCTTCCGCTCTGTGCTGTTCATGAACGACTACGGGATCTATTCTCTAGTTGGTTCTACCACCAGCAAGTTGTCAGACGCTTTAGACGGGGTGTTCCAACTCATAGACTTTGCTTCGCCTATCAGCGGAGGACAAGTCCTACTGAACAACATACTATGCGCGGCATTCTCCTTCACTTACAACGACCCGGTAAATGGAGCGAGAAAGGTCCAAGCCGTGTTCTTCGAGAAGAAGTGGTTTCTAACCTCCCAAGGAGCGTTGGACTACATCACTTCCGTCCCTACAGCGGGGGTCATTCGCCTCTATGGGACCGCAGGCTCAAGCCTCTACCGTCTCTATGCTAATTCCACGGCCAACGTAGCCACTACGATCCAGACTGCCCTCATGCCTATGGGTGATCCCATACGAACCAAGCAGGCACTCAAGTTTGGTATCGAAGCACAGTTGCAAGCATCGTCTACGCTCTTCGTTAGCGTGGACAATGAGCAGGGAACCGGAGCCACTGGTGCTTATACCGTGGACAATACGGTCATTTGGCTGAATAATTACTACCAGCCGGTCACTTGGCAAAACAATAGTTTGCAGACGGTCGGGTGGGAAACCGCTTACGGGTATGCTCTGTATAAATCAGATGCCCAGCAGTACGGCAAGTATCTTGGTCTGACGATCAACAGTAACAGTGCTGGATATACCGTGAACACATTTGAGTTTGAACACGAATTGAGAGCGAGGTTCTAATGACCGTCCCATTTGCTTTTGCCAATCTAAGCGGGAACATTGCTCTCTCTAAGCTAGACAGCAACTTCAACACGCCGATCACTATCGGCAATACGTCTGTCCAGCTTGGCAACACGGTCACCACGCTCAACAACCTTACGCTCGCCAATGTCACCATAACAAGTGGCACGAGCAATGTCACAAACGTCAATGTGACAAGCATCAACGTGACTAACCTCACGGCCTCGCTTGCCAACGTCACAACGCTCAACGCTACCAGCGCGTTCATTACGACTGGCAACATTGCGACTGCCAACGTAGGCAACCTCACGCTGTTAAACGCCCTGACTGTGCCAAACGGCGGCACTGGACGAGTAACCCTGCCAGTCAACAACGTATTACTGGGGAACGGTACTAGTCCGATTGCATCTGTGGCCCCAGGTAATGTCGGTAACGTCCTTACTAGTACGGGCAGCGCATGGGTCAGTGCGGCTGCAACTGGTGGTGGGGGATCTGGAAACGGAACAGTAACCAATGTCAGCGTAGTTTCTGCTAACGGGTTCTCTGGCACGGTAGCCAACTCGACTAGCAACGCTGCAATTACGTTGGCTACGACCTTCACGGGTATTGCGTGGAGCAACTCCGCTGGAAGACTTGCCAATGTTAACGTTGGGACAGGGCTTTCTTTCTCTACAACTACTGGTGAGTTGGTCGCTACAGGCGCTGTAGCTAACGCAGTCACTGCTGTTACTGCTACTGCTCCGGTATTTTCTAGTGGCGGCACAACGCCCGATATAAGTTTTCTTTCTCCCGGTACGGCAGGCAATGTCTTGACCAGTACTGGTAGTGCATGGATAAGCTCTGCTGGCGGTGGAGGCGGTGGAACCCCAGGTGGTGGGTTTACAACCGTCCAGTTC